GATGGCTGGCGAGTTTAGAACAATCTGCCTGTCGATGTCCTTGCCTTCTGGAAATAGTCCGTAAACATAGTCACTCCAACTCAGCGGACTGGCGCAAAAATGTTCGTGACGATCAGGCCAGATTTGCAAGTTGATGATGCGGTCAAATCCGCTGTGGTCGTTTTGTGGATAGATCGGCTGGCAGTAATCGACCATCGCGAAAAGGCCGTGGTAATCAGGCAGGCACTCAAAGGTGACGTTGTGTCCCTGATCCGCGAAATGCTTCGCGATTGGCAAGCAACGTGCGATGTCTCCGAGCCTCAAATGGTAAACAATTAGGATGTTCAAAAGGTGTAATATTGTTCCGCTGATTTTCCTGCAACCCAGCCGTGGAATCCGAACGAACGATCCGGCCCCGCCGTATTTTCCTCGATGTAATGTTCCCAAGAGAACGCCGCCGCGACATCCACCGGAGCGAATTTGACGCCGTTGCTTTTAAATTCCTTCTCCATTGTTCGGCATAGGAAGACATCGGCAGCCTCTCCCTTCCAGAGAGGCTCCGCATTCGCTGCCATCTCCAAGAATTTCATGCTCTGGAGCGTGAATCCGGTATTGCCGACGCGATGTCCGACGTTCCAGAACGCTGGCCAAGCCGCGCCGATCATGTCGTATTCCAGCCACGAATCCTTCCACAGGCGCGGATTGGCAATGAAGCCGTCGTGAGTGCAGATGAGCGCGTGCGAGGTGTCGATATAGTCGGCAAAGCGACCTAGTTCCCAATGCATCGCCTGTTGATAGTTGCAGTCCTCTGCGATATACACAGCGTCTCCGAATCCACCCAATCCGCAAAGGTGGTTGAACAACTTTTCGCTTTGTTCGTGCCTTGGTTTCAAGCCTTCAAATACGATCAATGTGACGTCTTTATTCATTTCGGGTGGAGTTCATCGAAGATTTCTTTTGCCCTTGCATACTCTGCCGGATCGTTGCCGCGCTGGTATGTAGCATCAAGCGGACGCTCCTCAAAAAACGGGTGATGATGAACGATGCTAATGTCACGAGCATCAACAATCGCCCCATTTTTCGCGGCACGAAAGGTGAAGTCGGTATCGCTGTAGACGTTTCGGAATCTTGGGTTGAATAGTCCATTTTCTTGAAAATATTTACACGTCATGATCGCCATGCAAAGCAAATCGTCTTTTCTATATCCGTCCGAAATCCGAAGAACCTGTGGTTTTGAAATGTCGAGACGCTTTTCGATCATGTCGTCCCACCCTGGCGGACATTCCCAATCGTCCGAGAGTTGTATGATGATGTCGCCGGTTGCCTTTGCTGCTCCCAAGTTCCACGCTCCGACCGAATACCCTTGGTCTTTTTGCGTAACGGATCTGAATCGCTTTAGAACCTCGGCCTTTTCGTCGTCGTGATCGACCGCAAAGATATGTTCTACGCGCTCTGGATGCGTTGCGCGGGATAACCATAGCGTCATACATTGCACGGCCTCTACCGGCCTTCCTCGCGTTGCGTGGACGAGTGAAATCTTGGGCTTGCTTGATCCTGCCAGCGTCTCGCGCTCGATCTCTTCGGCATCTTCGTTTCGTCCGAGAAGGCGAAGCGTCCATGCGTATAGTTGATCACCCTTCCACCCATACCATTCCTTCCGGTGCGTCCATTGCGGGAACTTAGGAGTTTGAACTGCGAGCATTTCTTCCACCACTTTTAACGCTTCTTGGTATTTTTTCTCATCAAGCAGAATGCTAGCCTCTAGTCCGTAGGCTTCGCGGCGGTTCGGCTCAAGCTCCTTGGCCTTTCGCGCTAGGTTGAGCGAGGTTTCTCCGCTCGTAATGTTGGCGCAGTTTAAAAGAATCTCGTAGCGGTTGACGCCGTCGAGATCGGTCAAGGCTAGTGCCTCCGATCCGTATTTCGCGGCGAGTTCTTTCTTGCCAGCAATAAAGTTTTCGTAATGCAAATAGAATTTAAAGTGCGAAGTCATCCGGTCTTGATGCATCAGAATCCGGCGGTTGCGCTCGCTGCTGTTTCGCGCCCCGACTGGCGGTGCATGGACAATCTCTAGGTCTCGGCGCATACAGACCGAAACGTCCTTCGTCGGTTGCGCGTTCTCATGCACAGGACGATGCCACCATGCTGTTTTGTAGCGAAAGAAACGCTCGCGTGGTGCGCGTTTGCCCTGCTCTGGAATGACGTAGTCGGTAAGAATCCAATCTTGTTCTTGTGGGCATTCTTCAAGCGCGGCCAGCGTTGGCGCGACCATGTGCGGCTCAATAATGTCGTCGCAATCGGCCCACATAACCCAGCCGTCTTTCCCTGCGAGTTCGTATGCCTTGGCGAATGCTTTGTTCCGAGCCTCTCCGAAGTTGTCGAGATGCTCCCAATCTGCGACCAGCGGAGAGTTGAGATATTCGTCAACGTGGCAACCGAGTTCCCTAGCGATGTCGAGCGTTTGATCCGGTGCAAGCGATCCGATTGCGCGGACGATAACGATCTCGTCGCAGATTTGTTTGAGTGACTTAACGCATCGCTCGATGCGCGGTTCTTCGTTGCCGCAGATAAGCCCTGCGACTAGCTTCTGTTTTTGTTTCATGTTTACAAGTGATGTATATGTCAACAAAACAAAAAAGCCACCCCTTTCGAGGTGGCTTTTCCGATGCGGTCTTGCTGGGGAATCTTAGGCGAATCCCGTGGTGATGCGGATAATGCTGGAACCGTCGATAACTTTCTCAGCCGAGTTCTGACGAACGCGGAGAACATTAGCGCGGCGAGCCTCGTCACGGTAGGTTTCGGAGACGAAAGGCACGGGACTATCAGCGGCCCATACGATCGTGCGACCGAATCCACCACCGGAGAAATCTCCGCCGGAGGTTGTGGCGAGTGCGAGGTAGGTGTTGCTCCAGATGAATCCACCGGAATAGGCTTGGCCTTTTGCGGCGTTGTTCTTTGGTGCGCGGCCTACAAGAACGCGGTCGACTCCGACAGCGGCGGCAACTTCGCCTTCGCTCAAGAGACGGCTTTGATCCGAAGGAACGATGCCGAAGAACTGGTTCTGCACTTTAGCGGAACGGCGGATGCGCTCGAACAAAGGCATGGACATAATCAAGGTGTTTGGAAGAACGCCATATTTGGCGAGTTCCAACTTGGCCGCTGCCACGTCACCGGGAACGTCGAAGCTGGTGATGTTCGCTTCTGTATAGGCTGCTGTTGCGCTGATCGCGGTCAGACCGTTAGCGGCGAATGCTGCGGTAGCAACACGAGCCTCGTGGCTGATTTGGATTTGGCGAAGCAACATCGAAGCGATGTTCACTTCGGTGTCGAAAAAGCGGTCGAGGTCGCGGCGGTTAGAATCAGGGAGAACCTCTTCGAGACCGTATTCGATCGCGTCGAACGAGTCGCTCGTGAACCGGCGGCTTGTGCGTGGGTATCCAGCACCAGCGGCGATTTTCAGAACGTCGTCGTTGAGAGTTTCAGAATCACCGATGTTCAATTTCAGATACGCGCCGGACTTGACGTCCGAGCTGTAAACTGGCATGACCTCGGTTCCGATGAACAAGTTGTTTTTGTTCGACAGACCTTCGTAGACGGCCTGCGCGATATCGGCGCGAATTGTTGTGTAGGAGAGTGCCATAGTAGTGTTAGATTATTGGTTGAATTTGGGAACGTATTCGATCACGTCACCGGAAACGCCGCTGTTGATCGCAACTCCGAGAGTCACGGTCGATGCGTTGGCGTATGTTCCGACGACAAGTCCGCTGGTCACGGCGAAGACGGTATTACCGGCTGTAGCGATTGCGGAAAGGATGCCGAATTGGGTTGGGAAAAAAAGTTTGACGGCTCCTTGATTTCCAGCGGCGACGTCGTTCTGCACGACTCCGATGGCATTAGAGCCGGTTGATGCCGCTTGCGCAGCGTTTGCGCCTGTGATGTTCACAAGCGTGTTCGCGGTAATTGCGGAAGCGAAAGCGAAGCTTCGGATTCCGTTATCGTTTTGGGTTGCCATAAATTTGTTTGATTAAAAGTTAAGTTCGTTGTTGTCGCGGGCTTCGATGTAGGCTTCGCGGTGATTACGCATCGCGAATCGAATGGCCTCGGTGCGGCTGCCGAGTTCCTCGGTCTTCTGCACGATGACTGATTTGAGGTCGAATTTTTCGACTGCTTTCTCTTCAGCGATGACCGATGCCTTTACTGGAGCGGCCCCGAAGTTGGAGATGATCGAGTCGAGCTTTGCTTCAAGTTTGGAAATGACGCTGAGTTCAGCGGGCATCTCTTCTTTCATTTCGGCTGCTGGCTCTTCGGCTGGCATTTCCATCTTGCTCTTGTAATCGCCGAAGGCGGTTTCGAGAGCTGCGAGACGAGAAACGATGTCGGCGATGCTGACCTCGTCCTCCTTGGGTTCGATTTCGATTGTTGCGTCTTCCATTTGCGTGGGAAATTTGTCAACTTGCTTTGCCGTAAAACTGAAAAGACCTGTCGCGTTTGCGGCTGGTGTTTGCACGAGGTCTGCGCTGTAAAGCTCGGTGCAACTTGCGAAGGCTAGTCCCTCTACTTCGCGGATCGGCCCCGTGAAAGCGATGCTAATGCCGAAGGTGTCTGGCAGTTTGCTTGAAATCTCCATGACGTAATCGCGCATTGGCGATGTTTCGAGAAGGTTGAGATCACCCAAGAGTTGCTTGCCGACGATGCGGAAATTGTTAACGAATCCGACAATGTCCTTGATCCCTGCACCGTGATCCAGATTGACCTTGACGCCGCCCTTGTAGGACTCGGCGCACTCTTTGACTTGCATCAAAGTTGTCTCGTCAACGTAAAGCCCGTGGCCTTTAGCCTCGCCGATTGAAATGATTGAAACTCCTTCGATGACATCCATGCGAAGGCGCGGATGTCAATTAGTCGTCCATCAATGCCATCGCCGCCTGTGCCATCAAATAAACTTCAAGTTCATTTTCCTCTTCGCAACCGATGACGTTGAACGTGCTAGAAATTGAAAGCCCTGCGCGACTCACTCCCGCATGATTGCGACTACCGAGTACCGTTGTTTTTGCGCTGATCGAAAGCCCTGCCTCGCCAGCATTCGAGAAGCAAGATGAACCTACAACTTGAATGCGCGAACCGGCGCACGCTTCGACATTCGCAACCGAGAAAACAAGACGGTTGCCGCGAACTTTGATCGTGACCTTGCGCTCTTCACGTCCTCTTCCTCCGCCCCCTGGCAGATCGATTGGATTGATCGGAACAGGTGGAACGACTGAAATGAACAGCAAGCCTTGAACGCCGATTGAAAGCGGCGTTGGGCTTGGCATTAAGCCCTGCGTTGCGATGAGCAGGGAAGCGAGCATCCGCTTAGACTCTCGTGACTACGGTGTTTGTTGTGCCGTCTCCGGATATGGATTGCGTGATCGCGCCCGATGTCCTGCTCGTAGGCGTGACCGTGAGCGCGTTGGCGATATCGAGTCCGTGGATCGCGTGGACTTCGGTGATCTCCGTAAGTTCTGGTGCGAGTTCCGTTCTGACCGCGCTGGCATTTCCTGCCGCCGTCGGTATCGCGGCAAGTTGCGTATCGAGGTTGGCTGTTGCCAAGCCTATCGCGGCTCGCACGTCGGCGGCGGTGAGCGTTGCCGTGCCTGTGGTGGCATCGACAGGAACCCCGAAGGCTACGGATGCGGCGGCTGGGACTGCGCACGTGCCGGTATTGACTCCGTTATTGTATACGACGCCAGATCGCACATCCGTGTCGGCTGGCGATAGCCCAGCCGTATTGTTCGGATCGGATAATGTTTTCGTGCCGGTTGGGTAGTTTACGAAAATTGCAACATTCGATAGCTGAGATGTTAAATAAATGGGGCCGCTCGTTGGCGATTGCCCGAGAGAGCCATATTCGATCTGTTCCACTTTTGTAATGCTGGCCTGCGCTGAACTTACGCCGACGGCAGATGACAATCCCACCGATCCAATTCCAAATCCGTTTCCTTTTGCGCGAGTGGCATTCAGAGTTCCACTTGATGTATTGTTTGCGCCAGCCCCAACTGTTCCGCCAATAGCTGTTCCTGTGATATTTAATTGTCCAGTGCTTGTGTTGTTTGCCCCGAATGATGTTGAAATGCCACCACCAGTAGCATTGCCCGTGATATTCAGCGTTCCGGTGCTGGAATTATTTGCGCCATGCCCCGCCGACCCACCCGCGCCGGTCGCATTTCCGATGATGTTTAGCGTGCCGGTGCTGTTATTACTTGCGCCATGCACAGATGATGTGCTGCTCGCAGAGACATTTCCGGTGACAGTGATCGTGCCGGTGCTTGCATTCAGGACTCCGGTTGCGCCACTTCCAGCGGTAACATTGCCGGTAATGGTGATCGTGCCGGTGCTGGAATTAGTTGCGCCGTTTGAACTACCCCCGCTACCACTGGTTACATTGCCGGTTATGGTGAGAGTGCCCGTAGAAGTGTTATTTCCCGCGATGGCGGAAGTCACCGTCCCGCCCGTGCAATTTCCTACAATAAAACCAACCGCTGGCGAGACTGCTGTAAATTGCAGGCAGTTGCGCGAGGTCGTGGTGGATTTATTGGTGACATTTGCGGTGAGCGTTACGCCACTATTTAGTGTGTAAATACCTGTTCCTGCGTTTGAAACTTCGTCACAAGTGACATCGGCTGTGATCGTGATTGTATGCCCTGTCGAGGCGCGAGCCTCGTCCCCCGGCCCTGGAACAATGCCCCCGACCCAAGTTGCGCCAGCGTTAAAATTTCCAGTAGCCGCCGAAAGAATAAGTGCCATTTTTTACAGCCCCTTCGCGTAAATAAATTCTTGAATGCTTGCGGAGATTTGAGCCACTGCGGTCGCTGTCGGTGCGTCAACATTATCGACGCTACCGAGTGCCATCGAGCGTGCGTAGTCGTTGGCAAGGATGACTTCGCCATCCGCGATTCGCGTAGGCACAAGGCGCATCGCCACATTTGCATCTTCGCTTGCGTCTGGGTTTACAACGGATGTGATCGCAAGGTTGATCGTATAAATGTCGTAGGTTTCGCCGTCGATGATGATGGGATTTGTTGGTTTCATATTTAAGCGAGTAAAATCAATGCGCTGGTTTCGGTTGGCTTGGGGAATTTCAATTCAAACGCGCCGTCGTAGACGTGCCGCTCGGCTCCGAGGTTTAGGACGCAAAGCGCGGCGTTGCCTTTGCTGGCGTTGTAGATCATCGCTCCTGCTGCCGCGAATGTTGCAGATTTTAGGACAACGTCATCAAATGTTATAAAGGCATTCTTTCCGATGATGCCTGTGCGGTGTCCCTTGAGTGCTACGCCTCCGGCGGTGTAGCCCATTCCCTTTATCTCGCCTTCGGTTGTGTAGGCTTTCGTGGTCGGCCCGATCTTTGCCGACGCGCTGTAAAGCGCGATCCGGTATTCATCCCCAGGTTGGTGGACTCCGGTGATGAGTGCTTTCTTTGCTTCGAGTGCGATTCCGTGTGTGATCATTTATTTTTCTCCCATTGCGCCATGCAAACGGCGGTGCGCTGACTCTCGTCTGGATATTCGCTCGTCATTGTTCCGCTCACCATGCAACGGCCTATGAAGTCGTCTTGCTCTTCGTCTTTGTCTGGAGTCGGCATAACGAGTTCGTGCTTTGTTTCAAATCCGGTAATGCGTCCGAATGTATCGCGAACGGCGAGCGATACTTTCATTTGCTCGGGTTGCGATGCTTGCATCCCTTTGACCTTGTCAGCGGCCCAAGTCTGCCCTGCATCTCCGCCCCACAATGCCCATGCAATGCGGCCTGCGGATGGGAAGCCATCTTCTCCTGGTTGAAAACCCTGTCCCTTTTTATCGACTTCGTGACGTGAAAAAAACGAGTGCATTCTTTTAACGGTATCGTCCGAAAGATTCTTGCCGTTCGAGATGTCGCGAGCGCGTGCAACTCCGACCTCGGTTCCTCCACGCTTGTATTCTCTACGCCACGCCAAGCCGCGAGCGGCTTCCTCAATCATTCCCTTGCTAGGCTTATTCTGATCGGCCTCAAATGCTGACGGAGTTGGTTCTGCCTGCGGCTTTGCTGGTTCGGCGTTGATGATTTTGTTTGCGTTCGCTTCATCCATTCCGAAGACAACGCGAAGAATGACGGCGACTTGCTCCGCTGAAAGTTCGCCGCGACCGAGCGAGGAGAGGATGCCGGAAAGCGCATCCGTGCCACCGATGCCGATGCTCTCGATAAGCGGCGGTGCTTCGTTTTTACTCTCGTCGAAGATGGTATCGATAGCCGTAATCGGAACAGAATCCGAAATGCGATTAGGCTGGATGTCGAACTCTTGTCCGAGTTCCTTGATCATGTTCGCTTCTTTGGCGCGTGCGCGGAGTGCTTCCTCGTAATCCTCTCCCATGTCGCTGTAGATTTGACCGGCAGTCTTCAATCCAGCTTTCCACAAAGCGATGTCGGCATTGGCCTCGCGTCCGTAGTCAATCGAAACCTTTGCAGGCCAGCACCAGCGGCCATCAAGCAAGTATTCGGAATCTGGAATGAGTCCTCGAGAAGCGGCGTCAAGAAGAATAACATTCTTGATGCGGTTGAGAAATTGACCTTCCAAGAGTCCACGCCACCGGAGGAACGTGCGCTCTGCCATAGCGGCCTCCATTCGAGCCATTGGCCCCGACTTGTCGGCGTCGAATGCGAAGCCGTAGGGAAGCCCGACGGCCATGCAAATGTGCGCCTGCACCAAGCGGATAAATTCTCCAAATGCTCCTGTCGGACGATCCGACTTGAACATTTCCATTTTCTCGCCTGCGCTTAGATAGTTTACCGTTCCAGGGTCGAGAGATTGAAGTCGTGCGACTTGACCTTGATCGTTCGTGTTTCCGCGAGCAAAGTAGTCGCCAGCGTCTGCGGCTCCGCTCTCGGTTGTGATGACGCCGCTTTGATACGAAGCGTATTTGATCGCCTGCACTTCGGCCTTGATCGCTTCTTGCAAGTCTCTCGTTGCGTTTAGCGCAGTAGCGAAAGCAGAGCGTCCGCGATATTCGTCAAGTCTTGCCGCGTCGAATAGGTGGATAAACTCTTTTGCACCAATATTAACAGGAGAGATATACTGGTTATTGATAGTGCGCGTAAATATAGTGTAAGAAACGGGTCGCCCATAATCGTCAACATTGATGCCACCGATGTATTTGTCGGTGTCGGTTTGGTCGTAAGGCGATCCGATGCGGTCGGCCTCGACGCTTTGTAGTTTTAAATCTTCGCGGTCGCGAACGATGATGAATCCACAGTCGCCGTCGCGAAGCATTGCCGTTACGGCGAGTTGTAAAAGCGTTGTGAAATTGTGACGCCCTAAGAAATCACAGTCGTTACACCACTTTTGCCAGTAGCGTTCGATGGCGGTATCCGCTTCGCGGTTGCCGGTGCGTGCTTGATAAGCGATGCGTCCGGAAACGTAGGTCGCAAATTTGAGAAGGAGAGAACGAACAGGCGGGAAATTGTCGGCAAGATCGCGGGCGGCGCGGATGAGCGCGAATCGTTCTCGAGTTCCGCTTGTGTCCTCGCCACCGGATACGCCGCGACTGATCCCGCGCTTCTCGCTCGTCAATGCAGAATCGAATCGACCGAAGTTTCGCAGTTTCGCCTGATTGACCATGCGGTCGAGAGCGGCCTTGGGAGAGACGAACGAAATGGCTTTTGTGATGATGTCTGGCGTCATGGTCGTTGCGTCGGAAAAGTCGGCGTGAAACGTCTTACTCTATTCCCGCTGGCGTTGTCAATAGCGGCTTGCAGTTCCTTGATGGTCTGCGCGACCTCGGCAAGATTGGCTCTCGTGAAGCTGCGCCCTGCGATGCTGTAAGACGCGCCTGCAATGGCGATCGCTTTTAGACAAGCTGTGAAATCGGTCTGTAATTCTTGCAATGTCGCAACCGGCAGACCGAAGAATGATTTGTTCATCGCCATTTAAAAGTTCGGTGTGTCAATTCTCGCCTATCGGCAAAACGCCAGAGAGCATCGCGGATGCAAGAGCGATACACTCGCAGTCCCAAAGATGGTTCGGCCTGCCGCCGATGCGAACCCACCGTTGCTCGACTTGTTTGGTTTTGGAGTTGGTGACGTCCTTCTTCATCTCGCTCAACATCTGCTTGCGGTAGTCGTCCGAAACATCACGCGCAACTTCCCATTTCGGCACGGCATCAGCTTGGCGAAGTGAAGCCAATTTATCTTTTATGCCTTCGTTGGAGAAAAAGAAATACGCGCATTTCAACCCGTCGCTTCCGGCTTGCGCTCCCTCGATCTTTGAGACGAAACGCCGAGTGCGCCTGCTGCCGTCGATATGATAAAAGCCGTCCTGCCCCGATCCGTGCGAAGCCGTCCACCCACGCCGAGCGCATTGCTCGTAGACTAGAGGCGTGTCGTAGCCGGCATCCACTACAACGCACCGCGGCACTACGTCGAACTGCTGTTGAATGGCGTCTAGCGTTTCCCAAGTCAGCGGACGCGACTCGTGCAAGAGCATCGATGACCCATCCACGCGGAAGGCGCGGACGATGCACCAGAAGTGATCGCGCTGTTTGTCCACGCACATAAAGCGTCTGTGTTCGCCGTCGATCTTCTGGCCTTCCAGATACTCGGCCTTCGCGTAGTCGCCTGTCGTGATCTCAGGTAGATCGCTCGTTACTTCGTCCTGCCAAGTCTGTGCCTTGCGCTTCTGAATAAATTGTTTTAACGGCTCTAGGTTTCCACTCGACTTGGCTTCGTTGGCCTCGATCCATTCTTTCACAATGCTGAACCAAGGAATCCACCAGACGGCGTAAGCCGGATATTCAAACGAGCGATGACCTCGCACCGGATGCGGGTTGAGTGCGCGGTAGGTTGCAGTATTTGCAAGGTTTCGTCGAGTGCTGGCGTCGTCTTTGTAGCGTGTTTCGCATTGCTCGCATTTCATAACGACCGAATCTTGCACTTTATCCCACAGGATGCCGCCCTTGTCGTCGCGTTCGGTCGTGTATTCGATCTGATCGAACAAGTATCTCTGCCAGTTCCCGCATTGGGAACAACTCCAGCCCCACACTTCTCGCGTTCCGCTGTCCCATTCGGCGTCTGCCTCATGCCCTGCGTCCCATCCTTGCGAGACCAAGAGCGTTTTGCGGTTCCATCTGTCGTGGTGTCGCGCCTTCAACTCTTTTATCATGCCGCTTTTCCACCGCCAGACTTCATCACCGATGCAGTAGCGCATGGATTTTTCTTGAAGGTTCGTCATGTTCGCCCCGCCTGCGAAAAGAACCATGTGCGGAAAGAGAATGGTCGTCTTGCGTAGCGCGTGCCTGTCTTCCGGGAACAGGTCGCGAACAGGTTTGCATTCTTGGAAGATAGGAAGTAGGCGCGACTCCGTCCAATCCTTCACCATGTCATCAGTTTGCCCAACGAACAAAGTCGGCCCAGGTTTTTGAGCGACGATGAAGCAAGCCAGCGTTTCCATCATCGTCGTCTTTCCTCCTCCGGTCGGTGCGCGAAGAAAGACCTGCGTAGTTTCGTCATCACTTGCCGCAAGCAGCGGCGCGTTGAGCCACGGCGCAACAGAAGGATCGAAGCGCGAAGCGCGATCCGAGTTAGGAAAGTTAACGTGATCGCTTGCCCAATCAAGTATCGTGCCGTCGAAGGCGAGCTTGATGCCGTCGCGGATGCCTTGTGCGAGTGCGTTCATACTCCGCACATCCCTTCGCATTCGTTACCGAATGATTGTTCATCGAGCCAAAGGGACAACTGCCCGCGCTCGATGTCGGTAGACAGATCGACTTGATCAAGTGGGACACAACTAGGGTGAAGAAACGGGATGCCGCGCATTCTCTCTGTCTTTGCCTTGACCTCTTGCAGGTCTTTTTCAAAACGAATAGCGCGTTGAAATTCCTCTGGCTCTTGATCGCGAAGTCGTCGCCACTCGTTGTCGGATTGGAATGGGCAGTAAACGCAAGCCGAGCGTGGTGGCTTCGGATAACCATGCGACTCCATCCACTTGAGGCAGTCGCGGCGACCCATGCGAAGCTCCACAAGCGGCCAGCGATGTTGAGACCATGCCACCCGGCTTGGCTTGATGCGTTGGATTTCGTCCCATGAAATCCCGATCCATTGGGTGACGGTGGTTTCCTTTTGCCCACGCTTGACCTCGCCAAGTCGGCGAGCGGCTCGCTCAAGCTGCTCCACTTTGTAGGAATAGGTGCATTGCCTTCCCATGATCCCTCGGGAGCCGTCTGCGTTTTCGATAAATGCAGGGATCAGGCTTTTGCTCCAGCATCCTGTGCCGTCTTTGCGTTGTTTGATGAGTAGCGACTCATCCGTCATGTCGCCACGGGTCACGCGATGCACCGGGAATGGTAGCTGGCCCTCCAGCCAATCGAGCCACTTGTAGACGCTCGCGGGTTCGGCCTGGGTGTCGGCAAAGATTGCGGCGTCTGGCATCGGCGTGACTTCACCGTGCTTTGCCATGAGAGCGATGGTGCTGCTTTGCACTCCGGCTCCGAGCGATAAAAAGTTAAATGGTGTTTGTGGGGGTTCGTTAAACGGGTTCATTTCATTCCAAAGATATGTTTGAGCGCGTCGACATTCCCAGAAGCTGGTTGTTTAAAACTCGACTCCTCTTCTCCATCATACATTGCAATTTCCCATGTCGTTTCAAACATCTTGCGAAGACCGGCAGCGGACAGCGTTATCATTCCTTCACCATCGAAGGATGGATTGCGCTTGCAGTATATTTTCCAGAGTTCTTGCTTAGTCATAATTCCGGCAGAGCTTGAACATCTTGTTGATGGCGGCGCGGACGTGCGGCCATTCCTCTGCGTCGAAGCGGAGCTTGCCGCCTTCTTGGCTGACCTCCAAGAACTCCCCAGCGGCCTCGTCAACGATCTCGATCTCGGTGACGCTGTCGTCAAATATCTGTTGGTTTTTAACTCCGACTATCATTTTTGTTGTGCGTGTTTCGTATGTCATAATTTATACCTTCTCAAGTTCGTTGCGTATCTCCGCTAAAATCGACTGCGTGCGCTCGTGCAGTTTCTTCCGCAGGGTAGCTTCGTCCAGCCCTGCCAACGCGCCCGATGCATCGTTGACCAATGCCGCGAGTTTTGCCGAGAAGATCGCGCCGATGCGGATGCCTGATTCGCGGACTACGGCGATCTCCACAAGTTCGCCTCGGTCTTGCTGAAGGCGGACGCGAATGCGTTCGCTTTCGAGCAAGGTCTTTTCGAGACGTGCTTCATTTAGCGTAGCCGGCGCGGCTTTGCCCGACGCCTGCAAGTATTCGTCGCGCCATTTTGTCGCGTCTTCAATCGACGTTGTGGGACAGCCCATTTTGACCCATTTATGGACTGCAACTTTGGAGACGCCCCATGCATCCGCGATGACTTGGAGCGTCACCTTGTTAACCTTGGTTTTTTTAATCATGCATAAGGGGGTGAAGAGAGTATGTTAACC